GCAGGCAACTAGTATCAATACCAGCCCGCAGGCAATGCTGCGCGCCGCCTTCAACGTCTGCTGGCAAAACGCGCCATCTGCCGGTCTGCTCCAGCCGTTCATCAGGCAGCAGGCGCGTACCGACCTAACAACGGTGTCAGTACCGGCAGCCAGGGACATGGTCGTATCCTTATACAGCACCGCAGCTAATGCACACAACGGCTACGCAACCTTTATTCCCAGGCCCGTGAGCAGGCCAAATAAGAGCGCGATCCAATTGGCCGTAGACGACATCAATTCCAAAGCGGTCTAGTCGGCGCGGTGGTAATGTGCGCGCATGGCAATCTGCGTGCAGTGCGACAAGTGCGGGGTTTCAACAAAGAACGCCGGTCGCGAACTGTGGGCGGTAGTCACCCTGGCGGTTGTCAAAAGCAAGCCGGAGAGCTATGACCTGTGTGCGCAGTGCTACCGGGATGTATTCTCCCTACTGACGGGCAGGGGCGCACAGCTTACCCTGGAGCAGCAGGAGCTGCTGGCGCAGATTTGGTCCAATGCGCAGAACTTCGACCAATCAATCGGCGATATTCATTAATTGCCGTTAATCTTCACTAACGTCAAACCCAAGGGAGGGCCGTGGACTGGCAGGATCAGGTCAAGCTGGACATGGAGATGTCCAGCCCGGAACATGTCGTAGCGGCCATTACCGCCACCTGCAAATTCACCGACGACAGGGGCATGTCGAGCGAGGCTAAGTCTGCGCTGAGGTGGAATGGCTATGCGTGGTGGGCGCTACCAAGGAGCCTGGCGATCAAAGACGATGAGCTGCGACTCGTAGAGGGCTTGTACTTCAGGTCCTGGGTATGTGAGCTTAACGGGGTTAGGATTGACGGGCATATTTACGTCAACAGCGGCTCAGGCTGCTGTCAGCAATGTGGAGAATAATGACCTGGGAGTCCTGGTTAATCTGGGCGACAGTCACCGGCGTGCTGTTCGGGATTGGGTGGCTCTTTCGGTGAATCGCGTTGCCTGTCCACAGTGCGGCGCACTGTGGCGAGAGTCTTGTGTTGAGTGCGCCGAGGATACCGCTAATCGGCACCGCCGCGCGACAGGCCATGATGTAGAGCTGACAATAATTCAAGATGACCCGCCGGACATCGGAACTCTTATGCGACTGACCCGCCAGGCCCACACTATGCTGTATCGACGCTGGTGAGGACGGCAAAAACGCCTGAGATTCGGGTGGATTTCTACGAATCCGCGCCTGGATGGGTGACAGCGGTTGTAACAGAGCTAAAAACGGGCAGAAAAGCCCAGGCGACAGCAGGTAGTGAAAAAACAGCTAGAAAAGCGGCTATTTTTAAGTTGGGTAAGGCCCGTAACTGAGGTCAATATGTTCAGGTGACTTCAGTTGGGCGGGAGTCGGGGCGCAGGTACGTCTAGCGGCACTAGGGGGATGCCACGTCATGAACGTCCTTACATGCCACCCAGGCAGCGGAAAGAGGTCAAACGCTTGCCAGAACATGCTTAACGCCCCGACTCCAGGGTCTACATCTGCGGCCTCCAGTCTACGCATTTGGTGACCTGCCAGTCGCATGTCATCCGCGTCTGCGGCGTCTGCTGGCTGTGACTGCCGTAGCCATAGATCGCGACCCAGGCGACCACCAGCACGCCAAGCCAGAATACGCGCCTGGGGATGCGACGACCAGATGTCAGTACCGGCGCGTCCATTGTCGGCTCAATAGCCGGTCGCGCAGACCTGGTGTCATCATCGCACCCCACAGCCCAGGCTTCCCATCGCCACTCAATGTCGCCGTTGTTGCACCACCCGCTGTGCCCCATGGAACCTAGGCAGCGATATACGCCGTCGGGAGACACCGCGTCACAACGGAAATGAACGGAAATGGACTCTGCCTCTGGCTGCCGCAGGGTCCAGATCACCCCAAATATGGTCAGCACGCCCGCTAGGGCCAGTATGAAGGTCATTTTTTACCTCTTTTGTCTTGTCGGTCAGCGCCACTGGCCGGGTGCCATTGGCTACCTTAATTATACACCAGCGACCTGGCGTTTTGCGGAGGCTAAAGAAGGCCGCGTGGCCTATGCTTGGACGATGCAGCGCCGCACACCCGGCCAGCGTTTCTGGGCCAAGGTCAATCGCAGCGGTCCCATGCCGCCAGAGCAGACTGGCCTCAAGACGAATTGCTGGCTGTGGACGGCCAGCACCAATGCCGGGGGTTACGGCCTGTTCACAGTCAACGGCCAGCACCTTAAGGCGCACCGCTTCGCCTATAGCTTTCTGGTAAAGGCCCCCGATCCTGGAATGATGATCGACCATATCTGCCACCGCAGGAACTGTGTGCGACCCGACCACCTGCGGGAGGCGACGAGGGCGCAAAATACTCAAAACGTCACCGCATACAGGAATAACGTCAGCGGGGTACGTGGTGTCTATTATGAGGAAGCAACGGGTCGCTGGCGGGTGATCGTGCGCCACAACGGCAAGAATCACCAGGGTGGTCGCCATGACAGTCTGGCTAACGCGGAGCTGGCGGCCATTTGCCTGCGAAATAGACTGTTTACCCACAACTCCGCAGACCGTGTGCGATGAAAACGGCGTGCAGTTGTGCCATGATGTACCAATGACTGATACCACGCCCCAGGGCTGGCGCTCTCGATGGACCGCTAAGTCCGCTCAGCCCGCAGCTTCGGCACCTGCGGAAGCCGCGCCTCTCGCCCCCCCAACCTGGTTTCCGACCCCACAGCCCGACCCGGATGACGACCTGGGCGAAGAGGGCGACAATGAGGACGCAGCCGACCAGTAGCATGGTATTTCTCATCAACTGTGAGGGATATACATGAAGACCAAGCCCCTGGACCCGCCGCCGGGCCAGCGTCAAAAAACGCCGTCCAAATCCCTGACAAAAGAGGAAAGGGAACGGCGTAACCATAAGATTTACGCACTGTTCCTTGCCGGTCATAGTGAGCGTGAAATCGGTAGGTCAGTTAACCTGACCGGTCAGCGCGTTCACCAGATATTGCGCAATGAGCTTAAAAACGACGCCCGGCACCGGCAACTGGTGACCGATGAGGCGATGGCACTGTATAGCCAGCGACTGGACTTCCTTCTGCGTGCCGCCTGGCCCAAGGTGGTCCAGCAGGACCTCAAGGCTATTGAAACCGCACGTCGGGTGCTGGAGCAAATCGGGCGACTTTACGACATTGAAGAGGAGCGGGTTGGCGCACTACCGCCCGCAAATCAACTTCTTGACGACGGGAATGATCCGCGTGATGAACTGGCAAAATATCGCCAGCGACACATGCGGCGTGGGGATAGCACAGTGCGCCCTGCCGTCGGCGACGGCGATTAGCCATAAGAGCATGCCGTGAGCGCACCAACGGTGGACCTGGGCACCACGCGCACCGTGGGGAGTACCGTGCCACGTTTATTCACTCCGCCGCTACCCGACCACGCCGACGACAGTGAATACGGGGTCAAGCGAGAGTGGTCCTGGGGCTACGACTGCATTGATTTCCTGGAGTCCGTCTGCGGCTGGGTGCTGTTGCCGTACCAAAAATGGCTCTACGTCCACGCGCTGGAGAAGGGCGAGGACGGTGCCGGGTTTCGATTCGGCACACTGTGCATATTGATTGCCAGGCAGAACGGGAAAACCAAATGGCTCAAGGGCCTGGGTCTATGGCGACTATTTGTATCCCGCTACGGTCGCGCGGATGAGACCTGTCCCGGTGCCCGTCTTGCGCTTATCGCGGCACAAAACCTTGATTACGCTGAGTCGACACTTAAGGATGTCGTTGAGGAAATACGGGACAACCCGCTGCTGGTCAAGGAGCTTATTAACCACAAGGTCACCAACGGCAAGCACCGCGCCATCCTGACCAACCGCCGCCACTGGCGTGCCGCCACCGCATCTCGCAAGGGTGGCCGTTCGCTGTCGGTGGACATCGCAATGCTCGATGAGCTGCGGGAGCACACTACCTGGGACGCATGGAATGCGATTGTGCCGACCACCACGGTGCGCCGCTATAGCCAGGTGGTCTGTACTAGCAACGCCGGTGACCAGAGGTCTGAGGTACTGCGTGCACTGCGAGATAGCGCTATGCGCCGTGTGCTGACCGGGGAGACCCACGACACCAAGACGGGGTTCTTTGAGTGGTCGGTGCCCATGGAGGTGGACCCGCGCGACCCCGACTACTGGTATCTAGCAAACCCAGCGATGGGTCAGCTTAACGATTTCAGCATTAATGACCTGCGCGGTTACTTAGAGGCCATGGAGTACCGCAACCTTCCTGGGTTCCAGACTGAGCACCTGTGCCAGTGGGTTGACGCCATGGAGCCAGGAATCCTGCCTGCTGAGCACTGGGCGGAAACGACGGACAATGGAAGCAGGAGGGCAGAGGAATCCCCGGTCTACGCCGCTTTAGACGTGAACTACGAACGGTCGCGCAGCTACGTCGCCATCGCGGCCCGACGCGCCGACGGGAACCTGCATATAGAGGTGATCCAGGCCGCCAGGGGAACCGACTGGGTGGTGGACTGGTTTGTCCAGCGCAAGGGGAAGTTTGCTGGTGTGACGGTACAAAAGACGGGTGCGCCAGCCAGTGGGCTGATTGAGGACCTTGAGGCCGCCGGGGTCAAGGTAACCCCGTGGGGGCCGAGTCAGGAGGTGTCGGCGGGGTGCGCTGCGTTTTATGACAGCGTGGTTCATCACGACATCTATCACCGGCAGGCACCCGTGCTGGACCGCGCCGCCGCCAGCGGCATAGCAAGGAACGTCAATGAGGCCTGGGTTTTCGACCGCCGCAACAGCCCTGTTGACGTGTCGCCATTGATAGCCTGCGTTGGGGCGACATGGCTAGAGTCCCGCAGGCCACCCAGGCCACCTGAGGTCCATTTATGGCCTGATGCTGAGGTACTTGCCCAGTGGGAGCAAGAGGGAGAACAACTTTGGAAGGGATAAGACGTTGACCAGCATGTTTGGCAAAAAGGAGCGCCTGTACGCAGACGCACGCGCCGCTGAGGAACCCGACGCGCCCAAGGTCGAGGCCAGTCGGCCCGCCCCACGGGCTGCGGCCCCGCCGGTCACCAGGGCCGCAGCAGCAGAACCGGTAGAGCCGCCGTCGCTGCCGACGGCAGGCAAAAGGTCGCGTGACGTGCTGTCAAGCGCCCTTGAGCTGGCAGGCATCAGCTCTGTATCAGTTGGTGGATTCCTGGTTGCACCCTGGCTAGGATGTATGATGCTCGGTGTTTTATTGATCGTGCTTGGTGTCGCCATCGGATACGGGGCATAAACATGGGACGATTGGTGACGTGAGCATTTTAGGTCGGCTGCTAGACCGCAACGGCGGTCAGCAGACGCTTGAGGCGCGAGCGCTGTACGACAGTCACTTCGTGCCGCCCAGCGGGATCGGAATGCTGCCCGGAGTGCTCAACGACGACTATGTCGGCACGCACCGCGCGATGGCCAACCTGACGGTTTTTGCGTGTGTGCGACTGCTGGCCGATACCATTGCCACGCTGCCGTGGAAGGCGTATCGGCGGGATGCAAACGGCGTCCCCAAGGAGCTACCAAGCCAGCCGCGCCTGCTGCAGGAGCCCTACCCGACCTTTGATCTGTTCAGCTGGAAGTGGATGGTCGTGGCCAGTATGGCCTTGCGCGGCAACAGCTTTCACATGGTAGCTGAGCGGGACCGCCAGGGATATCCACTCAGCCTCCTGCCGCTTCACCCTGACCTGGTGCACCTTGAGCGTCGCAGTGACACCCTGCTGTGGTTCGACCCCATTTACCGCGTGCTGGGCCAGGCGGTTCCCAGTAGCGACATCATCCATATCCGGCGCTACACCATGCCTGGAGATGCCTGGGGACTATCCCCAATCAGGCAGGCCGCCGTGGCCATCGGCATGGGCCTCTCTGCGGAGGAATACGGTTACCGCTACTTCAAGGACAGCGCCAACCCGTCAGGGGTGCTGTCTACCGACCAGGACATTGCTGATGATGCGGTACACCGCGTACAGAGAAACTGGATTGCAAGCCACGGTGGCCGCCGTCTGCCAGCGGTGCTGACCAATGGCTTTGACTGGAAAAGCCTGTCCATCAGCCCCGAAGAATCACAGTTTCTTGAAACACGCCAGTTCCAGCGCAGCGAAATCTGCATGCTCTACGGCGTGCCACCCATACTCATCGGTGATACCAAGGAGACGACGGCCTGGGGCACGGGCGTTGAGCAGATTACCCAGGGCGCGGTGACCTATACCTTCAGCGCGTGGACGGCATGTATTGAGTCGGAGTTATCACGCTTGCTGCCGCGCGGCCAGTTTGTCCGGTTTGAGTACGATGCACTGCTACGCGGTGATACCGAGTCGCGCTATAACGCGCATAAAACGGCCATTAGCGGCAGCTTTAAGACGATTAATGAGGTCCGCGCCGAAGAGGAAATGGACCCCGTAGATGGCGGCGACATAATCATGCAGCCCACAAATCTCGTTGAATTCCCCGCCCGTGCGGCGGCAAAGGTTGCCACAGCACCCACCCCGCAGGCCGTTGATGAAGCGCCAGGAGAGCCTGGGGGCGGCGGGCTACCGGGCAAATTGCCCAGTAAGCCAATCAGCGGCGGAGAAAAATCTCCCGTTAATGGCAAACCTGTTGGTGTATTAGCCGAGTAGGTGACTATTCTGATACCGAACAGGAGTGATATGACTGCACTGCGAAATCGCGAGCGCATCCTCGACGTGCGCGAGGAGCGCAGCGGCGCTACGCCGTTTGAGTTCCGTGAGGACGCCGCCACGGGCTACGTGGTGCTGCGCGGCTATGCGGCGACATATGAGCCTTATGACTGCTACGGCGGCCCTGATGCCGGTGGGTGGGTTGAGCAACTGCGCGCTGATAGCTTTAACCGCACCCTTGATGCCAAGCCTGATGTCATGCTGCTGCTCAACCACACGGGGGCACCACTGGCGCGTACCAAGAGCGGGACCATGTCCCTGTCGGTTGACAGGCGCGGACTGCTAGTTGAGGCCCGACTGGACCCCAGCGACCCTGATGTGCAGGCGCTGCTCCCAAAGATGCGGCGGGGCGACCTTGATGAAATGAGCTTCGCCTTCCGCGTCAAGGACCAGGAGTGGAATAGCGACTATACCCACCGGACCATTAAGGAAGTCAGCCTGCAAAAGGGTGATGTGTCGGTGGTCAATTACGGCATGAACCCCAACACCCAGGTCGCCATTGCAGAGGGCACGGTAGGTGCCCTAGCGGGCCTGAGTGGTCGTGAGCTTGCTGAGCTGCGGCGACTGGATGAGAAGCTGATCCAGCGCGCCATCAGCAACCTGACCAGAGCGGTTTCGGGGTACACCCCGCCCAAGGCGGTGCAGGCTGAGGCAAGGCGCGCCCTGCAATGGATCAAAGAGGGCCATGCCGGTGGCGGCTTTACCGATACGGGCCGCAAGCGGGCCAGTGACTTAGCGCGAGGTGCGGAATGCAGCCGCGAGACCATCGGTCGTATTGCCAACTACCTGGCGCGCCATGAGGGTGACAAGCGCGGCGGAGGGTGGAGCCCCGGCGAGGAGGGCTACCCCAGTCCTGGTCGCGTAGCCTGGGCGGCCTGGGGTGGCGACCCGGCCAAGCCCTGGACCAAATCAATCCTAGAGTCAGAAGAAAAGTCTGATGCCCGCGCGGACGGCTGCGACTGCTGGGACGGGTTCTGCCGCGTGCCCGGCACGACGCCGTGTGAACCGGGCTCCTGCGAGAAATGTGATGCCTACCGCTCAGAAATGGACGACGAAGAGGAGTGCGCCATGGACGACAAGTCGTGCGAGGACGAAGAGAAGTCCGTCGTTGTCGTAGATGACGAGGAAGAGGACGACGACGAGGAGTCCCCGGACGAAGAGGCTGGCTATGCCGAGGACGAGGAAGACCAGCCCATGCGCGTGGACGCCTCACTGGCCTCGTCGCTCAACGCCACGCTGATCAGCGCCTACGCGCTGGCCAAGGACCACCCTGAGTTGCAGCGCAAGCTGAAGTCGGCACGGTCGCAACTCGATCAACTTAGGGGCGTCGATACCGGCCCCACTGAGGTCGACCGGCAACTCAGCGAGCTGCGTAAAGAGTACGGACTGCCCGACACTGCGCTGGTCAGTGAGGCGCTGGACTACATCAGGAGGGAGGGGACTGACCCGGCCACAGCGATGAGTCTTGTGGTGAGGCGATCCTGGACTGACCAGGATGGCACGGGATGACTCGCTTCATCGCCGACTGGGTCGTGCCCCTGGCAGTTGAGGTGGCGGCCTTTGAGCCCACCAATTGGTACGGTTTGGCGGCGATTTTCTTTGGCGGCTTTATCACCTTGGTGACCAGCAGTATTGCCGCCTGGGCGACACTACGGGCACGCAAAGAGACAAGCGCGCTGACAGAGCAGATCACCAACGGGCACAAAAACCTTTTTAGGGATGACTTTGACAGCCTGGTACGCGCATTAAATGAGGTCAGGGATGACCTGCGCCAGGAGCGCACAGACCGCAGGCGTGATGTAAAGGAATTACGCCAAGACATCGACCGGAGGTTTAGCGAACTAAATCGCCGACTGGGTTAGCGCACATGCGCTGGCCTGACAGCACGCGAAGGAGACCTCGCTATGTCACTTTCCGACCGCTTGGGGGACTCATCACGCAGACGCCAGAACCGTGGCTGCGTGACTTGCCAATGGCTAAAGACCGTCAGTGAGGACGACAAGGCCAGCATAAGGGCTTGGCTGGATAGTGGCTGGTCCATCCCACAGCTCCATAAGATTCTCGCCAGCGACCCCGACAACCCGATCTATGTCAAGCTGACGGCCTTCAAGAACCACATCTATGGCTGTGAGACATGAGCATAACCGACCGCTTGGCCAACGAGGAGCCGGGAGAGCCGCCGCCTGAGGTCACGCCCAGGACTGAGTTCGACGGCGCGCAGGGCTACATACAAACCGGGCCGCTGCCTGAGGCACCGAAGAGTCACCAGGACATATTGACTGAGTTCGGCTACGACCCCGCGACAGTGGAGATCGTGGGGCACCCGCGTGTTAGTAAGTGGCAGCAGCGCACCAGGATCAGGGGCACCAACACCTATGAGACCGTGTGGCTGAGCGCCTTTAAGTTCACCATCGCCGCCAAGGGCTTTGAGGTTGACCTGCCCGCGCTGTATGCAGAGGTCAGGCGGTCTAAGCCACACCGCAGCGCAGTCAAGGCTGGACAGGAAGCGACGGTGGTGGTCGGCTGGGCTGATGTGCAGGTGGGTAAGGTGGATCACCTGGGCGGCTTGCAGGAGCTACTTGAGCGCCTAGACGAGAAGCGTGACGCCCTTAACCACTACCTGCGCCGGTCTAAGTTCGACCGCATCATCGTCGCCGACGTGGGTGACATTATTGAGGGCTTTAGCAATTTCCCCGCCCAGCACCGCACTAATTGCCTAAGTCTGATGGACCAGGTAGATGTAGCAGCTACAGAGCTATGGAAGACGCTGCGGTTGTGTAGCCGGTTTGCCCCGGTGGACATGCTGTCCATCCCCTCAAACCACTGCGCATGGCGGCGGGATGGCAAGTCTTTGGCCGGTCGGCCCACCGACGATTGGGGCCTGCACATAAGCAAGCGTCTTGAGCGGCTAAATACAGAGGCTGGTCTGGACATCGCCTTCCACAGGCCCGCAGACTGGGGGGAGACCCTACAGTTTGATGTTCGCGGCGTTCGCCTCGCTCTTGCCCACGGCCACCAGGTCAGCAACCCCGACGGAATCAGGACCTGGTGGGCGAAGATGACCCATGCTGGCGTACTTAACGCCGACATCTTGCTGACCGGGCACTTCCATTTCGCCAGCCTCCGGCCCTCAGGCCGCGACCATGAAACGGGTCGTAGCCGCTGGCATATCCAGTGCCCCACGCTGGACAACGGGTCCGCATGGTGGCGCAACAAGCAGGGAGAAGACGGCGATCCGGCTTTGGCGGTCTTTAGGATCACCGCTGACGGCTTTGACGTGTCTAGTTTTGCACTGCTGTGAGCCGAGATGGCCGACGACTACCTGCGTGAGGCGATACAAAAGCTGCTTAATGAATCAGGTGACGGCTGGAGCCTGACGCAGTTTGTGGTAGCAATGGGCCTTGAGCAGCTAAACAGCGATGGCACTGTTGAGTCGGTGGTCTGGTACCACGCCCCCGAGAACCAGCCACACTGGCAGACCGGCGCGCTACTGGACCGCGCCCTTGAGCTACATGAGGACCCAGACGAAGAAGAGCTGTAGCTTATTGCTGGTCACCGGCCAGGTATAGTACTCTTTGCTCAGGCCGATACCCGTGTCGAGCGTGAGGCTGTTGGGCGATACCCGCGACGAGCGTGAGTCCGTGAACCAACGCCGCCCGATAGGGCCAATAGCAAAGGAAATAGCATGAGCACAGAAGATCGGGGCATTGTGGCCCCCGGTGGTATGGAGGAGTTTCTCCAGACCCTCATCAAGCGTCGCGCGCAGGTATCGGAAGAGCGCGCCCGCGCACAGCAGAAGGGCGAGGCCGTCCTGCTGCTGGCCAAGGAGCAGGGCCGCGACAAGCTGGAGCCGCAGGAGGACGACGAGTTCCGCAAGTACATGGACGAGATGAAGCTCAAGGGAGCTGAAATCGTCGGACTGGACGAGCGGATCGAAGAGATTCGGTCTGAGGTCGAGCGCAGCGGTCAGATCAACGCCAACCTGTCGAAGATTCGCAAGGCAGAGGGCACGATGGCCAAGGTCCGCGAGCAGGCCATCTACCAGAAGGGTGACCCGCGCCGCTCCTACATGCAGGACCTGATCAAGGTCAGCATGAACATGGATGGTGACGGAGAGGCCCGTGACCGCCTCGCCCGCCACAGCCAGGATGTGGCCAGCCTGCCC